TATACCAACTTTCTTACCCTCGGTAATAAGTTTGATTTCATCATTAAGAATTTTAATTTGTTTAGCTACTTCAGTTTTATCAACTTGTTTCCCTTTAAATATAAGATGAGCTAATTTAGTTCTGCCATATTGTTTGACATTGGTTGGTCTATCAGGAGTTACGTTAACATCATATAAATCATCTTTGACTTTATAAATAAATCCATTAGCTTCCCAATCTACTCTACCCTCAGTTTTATAATGTGCTTTCCAATATTTTTCTGCCATTTTATTAATACCACCTGTAGGTTTGATGGTATGTTTGTGCATACCTTTACTGAAAGCCGATATACCCCCTACAAATAAACCTCCAAAGAAAGCAGCCCCAGCAATATAGCCCATCGTTTCTTCTCGTGTAGCAGTTAAATCTAAACTCCTACGCACAGGTTCCGTTGCAGCTACCAACCCTCCTGAAATTAATGCACCCTTTGCAGCGTTCTTTGCAATACTTACGCCTTTCAATAAAGGAATAGGTACAAAGTTTTCGGGATTAAGAATATTTCCAAGAAGAGCCGCAGACATTCCTCTTCGACTAGCAGCCAATCTTGTTCGTCTTGCATTATTTTTATCAATTTGAGCTTTTAAAAAATCGTGGTGTTCTTTATTTCTTACTTCTGCAAAATCTAATGCAAATTCTTCGTATCCTTTTAAATTATCAACATCAAAAGGATCGTAATCAAGATCAATAGGAGTTAATCCTATTTCAAATAGTGATGGAATTTGTTCAATCCCTTGCCCCCACAACCAAGATAGAGCAAATTCATCAGCCACATCAGATTTATAACCAGCATCATAACTTAATGGTTTAATTCTATTAGCAAATGTTCCTCCATAACCAGTCTGTGTATCTTTTAAAACAGTAAGATTATGTTTTTCTTCTGTGGTATAGTTCTTTTCAGGTATTATATCTTCTAGTAAGTTTACTAAATCAGTCATCTCTATCCAAATTGTGCCATATTATTTATCTAAAAAATATTCTTTAAAAAATTTATTTCTAGCCAATGTTATAAATTTACCTTTAACTTTAAATGATCTTTTGTATTCTCTTTCCATTCCTGCTTCATCACCAGCAAATAATGCTTTTTTAAATTCTGGAAAAACATCTGGGTTTTTAAATTTTTTTACATTAAATTGCATATCTATTAACATTTGTTTTCTTCTGTTATCTAAATTAATAAATTTATTACCATGAGTTGTAATTAATATTTTTTCTGCTTTTTCTAAATCTTGTCTTAAAATATCATTTGAAATTTCAAGTACATTTTCTTTTGTTATTTTTGATAAATCATAACCATATACTTTGTTATTTTTATCTTCATCTTCAGTAAGAAGATGTCCAAAACCTATAGTATCTAAACCACGTTTGCGGGAGCTATCCTCTTTTGATTTATGTCTAAATTCTTTTACATTTCCAGATATAAGTTTATCATTTTCTACTGTTTTCATGTAAGTTGAAAAAGATTCTTCGTTATATATTGAATCAACTTCTTTCATTTCTGATTTAAAACTTGTTAGTTTTGATTCTGCAGATGTAATTTCTGTCATTCCTAATTTTTCTTTATAGTTTTCTAACATTCTTTCTTCTTTCTTAGTAATACCTGAATCGGTTACTGTATTATCTTCTATATAATGTGTTCTGCTTTGTTTTGCGTTATCCATATTAATTTTAAACTCTTCAGTTTGTACAATCAAATCGCTATTTTTTTGAAAAGTAATATTGGGATCATAAACAATATGAAAACCATTATCGTCTTGAAGCATTGTAGCTTCTCCACTTGTTCTATTTAAATAAATAAGATTATATCTTGGCGGTGTACTGAAACTATCTAAAGGTTGTAGAAATATATCTTTACCAAATGTATAACTAAAACCTTCTTGATGTTCCATTGATGATTTAACTAATGTCATAATTTCATCATTCATCCACTCTACAGACAGTTCTCCTTTTGCATTAGGTAGTGAATAAAATCTGCTGGCTGGCATCAAAACCCATCTTTCTGCATCTTCAAAATCTTCACCATCAGGATTCTTAAATGGAGTATAAGTATGATAGTCTATTCCAAAATTTGTTTTATGATTCATTACTAAAGCTAAAGCGGAGCTAACATATGGATCAACAGCATCAACATCTTTAATCAGTCCTCCACCATCTATAATATTTTTATGTACTTGTATTCTTACCAAGTCTGCTAGACGTTCACTAAAAATTACTTCTTTTCTAAATCCCCATACACCTTTCATCCTTTTTAATTTCTCTTCAATTTGTGCATTAATTCTTTCATTCACTTTAGTAAGTGTAACCTTGCTGTTTTCATCTAATAATTCCCTAATATTACCTACTTTGGATTTATCTAACTTTTCATACCAATCTATAGTAAATTGCCTAGCTTTAGACATCGACATCATAGATAATAAACTTTCCATTGTTCTAATTTTGCCAATAACTTCATCATTAAAGCCAACAGATTTTAACATATCTATAGTTTGGCTAGATGTAGTACCATCAGGATTAATATGCGTTTGTTGAAAGTTAGTAAGCATTCTTAATAAACTAGAATCATACAGACGATTTAATCCTACTTGATTCATTTCAGTAAATGTATTTTCAATACCGTTTTTCATAGCAGTTGGTAAATGTTTTGTGGTTCTTAAAACGTATTTTACAAAACCATCATCTTGGTATGCGTCTACATAATCTGTAATTTGTGTAACACCCGCAAGTTTATTATATTCAGACATTAGTAATTCTATAACTTGAGGTTCCTGTAACAACTCAGTAATGTTAGCAGTACTCATATTGCCAAAATACGCAGCAACACCTGTTGGTGCATTCTGTATATTTTGTTGTACATATGACAACATTGTATTAATTTTAGTTTCATCTCCAATATTAATATTATAATCTTGAACAATTTGACTTACCCTTATTCTCATCGCATTTATAGCAGTTTGATTATTATTAAATTTCTTGAGTAAGTCAGGTGCGGTTATACTTTCTCCTGTACTAAGTGTAATCTTTTTAACTCCTCCTTGTAAAAGCATCTCATATTTTTTGAGATTTTCTAAAACAACTAATTTTTTTGAAATTGCCAAGTCTTTCATATTGTCAGGAATAATTGATTGCATTATTTTATTGCCTGCTTTGGAATCGTTCATAGAACTAATCACTCTATCTCCATTGGCTAAAGCACCAACCCGTTTAGCAGCTTTGGCATTAGTGATAAAATCTGTTAATTCTTTCTCTTTAGTTTCAATTTCTTTAATATCTACTCCATTGATATACATCGCTTCAATTTCAGTTTGTTGTTGCATAACTTGAGCAGTATATGCTGCATTACCAACTTTCTCATTATGCCTAACAAAAGCATCTTGGACCTGATACCAATGTGTTTGTCTTTGTGTTTCAGTATACGTTTCCATTAAAGTAGAAAATTTAGGTTCTAAATTATCTAAGAGTGGATCTATTCTTGCCTTTATAATTTTATTAAACTCACTAGGATTAGATTTACTTTCAATCGCTTTTGCTCTTTCATCTAAAATAATTCCTCGGATAGAGGACTCAACTTCCAGTTTATATTTATTATAAATCTCCTTATCATATGCGTTTTGCATTGATTCAGTTGGCTCAAACCAAGTAGGTTGACCGACACCAGCATCAGGTATCTTATCAGGGACCAGTTGTTTTTCAATTTCGCCTGTAATGGGATGCTTATAATCTTTCTCTACTTCAGTAAACTTAGCGTTTTCTGCCGCATCCTCTCCCATCTTCTTACCGAGGTCTTTTAATTCTTTTAATCCAAAGTCTGCAAAATGGCTGACTAAATTATTAAAGTGATTTGCCGCTTGTATTTGACTTCTAGCCGCAACACTAAAACCTGCACCTTGATTAACTCCAATCTGGTCTACATATTTTATTTCTGATTGTTCTTTTTTTAATTTAGCCATTATTCTCTATTATTTATCTAAAAACCAACTAGGTTTTGTTTCCCTTACTACTCTATAACCACCCATTAAACTTCTTCCAACAGTTGAAATGATTCCAGCTTTACCACCTGCTCTTACACCTTGACTTGCTATTCCAGCTTGCTGTACTCCGTATAAAGCCGCTAGTCTTCTTTCAGTTCCCATTAATTTAATTTTTTCTAAATCACTTTTAACTACTGCTTTACCTGCTTTAAAGAATGCACGATAAGATGCAGAATCCGCAGTCGTTCCTGTAATTGAAAGTAATGCTCTATTCTCATCGATTTGAGAAAGATATTTTTTCTTTCTATCATTCTCATCCATTAAAGTTTTTAATGCTTCTGAATCTGCTTGATCCTTATATTGTTTTTGTTGAAGTTCATGCTGCATGACCTGATAAGCCATAGCTTGTTTTTGAGCATTGACACTCGCCATTGTTCCATAAGCGGTTAGAGCAATTTGTGCGATTGCCAGATACATCAAATGAACAGGGTCCATTAGTAATATACCTCCGTTGTTAAGCCCAGTAATCTCATAGGTAATGGTGCTGATTGAGTAATTTCTAAATTGGGTTCTAAATTATATCCTAAAAAATACACTTCTTTCTTTCCTGTAAAACTTGTTAATCCGCCTGATGTATTCAAAGTTACATCTGTAAGAATTACATCATTCGTATTAACTTTCATATTATACGTTGAAGATAGTTCTACAACAGCTTTGGCAATTTTCCTAGGATACCCTGTTAATTGTCCGTTCTGAATTGTAGCATCAATGGGTAAAGTATCTAGTGTAATATCATAATTCAAACCAATATCGGCTGATGAAGTAGCTGTAGTAATACTAACTACACCATTAGCATCAACTGTTCCTGATCCATAATAATAGACTGCACTTCCCTCGGCTGATCCTGAAGTAAGATAAACTGTTTTTAATCTCATATCAGGTAAACTATTTAATCCTGAAAAGACTTTTGAAGTTACAAATTGTAATGCAACACCATCGGATTGTGAGGTACTAGCATTAAGAACAATAGTATATTCTCCGCTATTACCTGTCGCAGTAGCACTTTGAATTGTATAGACCGTACCTGCTCCTGCAAACTGGAATGTTTCTCCTTGGCTTGGAGCATTCGTAAAACCATCTCCAATAAATGTAGTGGTAGAACTGAATGTTCCGTTTACTAAAGGCGTTCCGTGAGGTTGATAGGTTGCAGAAATCGTCTTAGTAACTGTCATATCTGTTGGCAGATCAAAAGCGGTAGATGCAAATTGTTCGAGGTAATAAACATCTGAGCTATTGATTGTTCTCTTGACACTTATGTAAATATTACTGGTCGTACAAGTAACAGATTCTATAGTTCCATCTGTGGACCATAACATCCATCCTGCAATTTTTTCTGCTCTTTGTGAAGTAAAAATTCCCATTGTTCCATCATCATTTACAAGAAAATAAAATTGTTCTGTACGACTTGGCATTGATGTAATCTTTGCTGAGTCTTGTGGACTGGAAATTAAATGATTGGATAGTAAGCTAATAGAGTTAGAAGTAAATTCTTCTGCTCCTGCACTATAAAAATATTCTCTTACAGTCTTACCATTATTTTGAATATAGATAGTTGCACCATCAAATATTCTAGGCATCGCTTTTAACTGACTTCCTAAAGTCGATTGTCTAATAATTTGAATATCAGTTGGTGTAATAGGTTTTCCTATTTGTGGTTTTAAATAAAACTCAGATGTACTTGAAAAAATCTGTAATAGTTTTGCTGATACTAAATGTCTTATTTCGTTTATTTGATCTGAGGCAATTTGTATTTGTATTGAATCTGCATCTGCCGCTTCGCCTACATCAAAATTATAAAAGTCTGTAATCTTGCTTCCTTGTATACCATCAGGTAATGCAGTTACTCCACCAAAATATAATCTTTGTTCGTGGAATGTAGCAGTTTTTGGATAACCATTAACTGAAGAAAATACTTGTTCATCCCAATTTCTAGTAGGAGGGTGTCCTACAATAACAACTCTTACTCCACCACCATCTACTGATTCAAGAGCAGTATCACTTCCACCTGCGGTAAATTCCCAATGATCGTCATCTAAAACTGTAATACTAAAAGTTCCATTAATATTTGCAGTTGCTAAACCATTACCATCTTCATCAAAAATATCATTAGCTCCTGAGATAGTAACTGATGCACCTGTAGAAAATCCGTGTCCTACTTGTGTAACTTTAACAACTCCTGAACCTTGTTGAGTAGCAAAAGGATCAGCATCCAATTCTATTTCAACATCATCATTTAAAGTTGCAGTTACTACAGTTGAAGAAGTATATCCTGTAATTGTTAATTCTGCTCCGTGGTATCGGATAACCATACCTACATAACCTGAAATCCAATAAGCACTAGAGGTAGTACAAGTAACACCTGTCGTACCTTTAGTAGTAGAATCAATATCTAAAGTAATACTATCGTCAGCAAATTTAAAATAAGGTTGATAAGTCTTTTCTCCATTGACGCTAGTTTCAAATCCAAATGCAGTTCTTGTAAAAGAAGTTGATCCTATTCTTGTAATGACTTGTGGTACTATATTTTCGTGAACCACAATCATTGTATCTCCTTGTTGTGTGAAATTTAATTCATAGAGTTCTGATGTAAGCCAAGGACAAGAAGTAAAAGTTGCCGCCAATACTCCTGCTGTTGTATAAATTTTTAATGTTTGATTCTGAAAAGCAAATACATATTCTTGAGTAGAATTAAAGATAAAGCTTTCCAAACGAGTTGGTCCTCCTAGGTCTGCTCTAAAAAGAGTTCCTCCTCTTCTTTCAACTCCACCTTGGTTTAAGGGAATGACGTTTCTAGCTTTTTTTAAACCTTGTCCGTAAGCCGCAACATCGACACGAGATATGATAGTAGGATCAAGTTCCCCTCGTAGAAAACTTGCTTGATGTACTCTTTGTCTAGCCATAGCATTTCATTAAGGAGATTTGGCATCGATCTTATTAAATGAAGTTACATTCCTAACATTTCTAAATCGATCCACATCTACTCTTCTAGTTGTTTGTGCCTGTGCATCAATAGCTTTGGCAATCGCCTGCTGTGCTATTGCTCGTTTGTGATACAGTTCTGATAGTTGATCGTTTCTTGCGATAGCTCCTGCAAACAAAGACGCTAGCTCGAAAACTAGCGTCTGTTTGAAGTATGGAGGAAAATCACTTTCGCTTGGTTGGAAAGTGTAATCAGCAACTACTGTATCAGTTGATGTTGTGTTTGTAAAGATTTCATCTCCGTAACGGTCATATTTAATTACAGCATCTCCTACAGTTACGGTGTGCATAATAAATGCGTCTGCTGGTAATGAATAAGCTGATTTATATCTGGCTGTTGGATCGGATGTTTTCTTACTTAATGCGGCTTGTTTACTTGCAAATCTCCATCTACATCTTGTTAAGAGATTTTCTAGTGTTGATTCGTATAATTGATTGGCTACTTTAGATTCTGTGGTATTTTCAGTAAAGCTTGAAAT